CACCAGATCTCGTAATCAGAAAGGTGTTAAAACTGATGTGTGTTGACGATTATGAAAGAAATGTTAGATATTATTCATTTAAACCATGGATGTCATTTACAGAAGATGTGTCAGAATTACAAACTTTAAATTCATTACATATTATTGGTCAAATGAATCCATCGCTCGATCTAACTGTGCATTATGCTCAAGCCATAAAAGAAGTTGAGAACTCGACTAAAAGTCGTAAGATTTTAAATTTAGATGAAGTGTTAAGCGAAATAGATATCGAAGAAATGTCTGAAGAAGAAATGGATTCGTATTTAGATTATAAGTTTGCAAAAATTAAAAATGAAAAATCAAAACCAGATTTAAAAATCGTCGACCCTATAGATTCGGGAGATACTAATATTATAAGATTTAAACCAAAGGGTACAATACATTAAACGCGATGGTCTATCTCTCTCCCCCAAAGCATGCTTTATTATACCATATAAATAAGCTTTTGTACACCAAAAAACGCACGTATACAGAAAAAAATAACTGTTTACATTTGAAGCCCACTATGGTATAATAACCTATATTATGAAGGAGAAGACTAATGGCACGTTCAAAAAGAGCAAGTATCCATTATGTAAATAACGCAGAATTTTCACAAGCAGTGGTTGATTACGTATCTGTAGTTCAAGAAGCTAAAAAAAATTCACAAGTTCTGCCCATTGTACCTGACTATATTGCTCAGTGTTTCTTACGAATCGCTGAAGGTTTGTCTCACAAATCTAATTTTATTCGCTACACATATCGCGAAGAGATGGTTATGGATGCAGTCGAGAATTGTTTAAAAGCTATCGAAAACTATGATATTGAAGCAGCAACGCGTACAGGAAAACCAAACGCATTTGCATATTTTACACAAATTACTTGGTATGCCTTTCTTAGAAGAATTGCAAAAGAAAAGAAACAACAAGACATCAAAATTAAATATCTCACAAAATCTGGTATTGAAAGCTTTATCGATAATGAATTAGGCGATGAAATGACTCAACAAGTTGTTGGAGCTTTTGTCGATACTTTACGTGATCGTATTGAAAAGGTACGATACGTTGATACTGAGGTAAAACAATTTGTAAAAGAAGAAAAAAAGAAGCGAAGAGCTAGATCAGTAGATTCTGATTTAATGGATTTTTTAAAATGAAAAAATTATGTAATAAAGTAAAGTATTACTATCTTACACACGATGGTATTGAAATGCTTTTATTTGCATGTGTATTTGGCTTTTTAGGCTGGATGGCTTATCATGCAATAATTGGTATTATAGGTAGGTTCTTTTGAAAGTAGCAGTATTAAATGACACACATTGCGGCATACGTAACTCTTCCGAAATCTTTCTCGAAAATGCAGGGAAGTTTTACTCAGAAATCTTTTTTCCTTACTGTCAAGAAAATGGGATCGAACAAATCTTACACTTGGGCGACTATTATGACCACAGGAAATTTGTAAATTTTAAAGCTCTTAATCATAATCGTAAAGTATTCTTAGATCCATTACGTAAATATGGCATGAAAATGGATATTATACCAGGTAATCATGATACGTACTTTAAAAATACAAATGATTTAAACTCTTTGAAAGAGTGTCTTGGCCATTATATGAACGAAATCCATATTGTAATGGAACCTACAGTTATGGAATATGGTTCATTGAAGATTGCTCTTTTGCCTTGGATTAATGCAGAAAATTATCAATCATCTATGAAATTTGTAGCTGAATGTAAAGCTGATTGGTTAGGTGGTCATTTAGAACTGCAAGGTTTTGAGGTTATGCGTGGTTTAAAAAACGAGCATGGCCAAGATGCATCTCCATTTAAAAGATTTGAGCAAGTATTAACTGGTCATTATCATATACAATCTAAGAAAGATAATATTTGGTATCTCGGTTCTCAGCTAGAATTTTTCTGGAATGATGCACATGAAGATAAACATTTTGCAGTAATTGATACTGAAACTCGAGAGATTATTCAAATCAAAAATCCATACACTTTATTTGAAAAAATAGTGTACAATGATAGCGAAACAGAGTATAATAACTATGATGTTTCGCACTTAGATAATAAATTTGTAAAGATCGTCGTTGTCAATAAAGCAGATCAATTTACATTTGATCGATTCGTTGATCGCATTCAAAATAGAGATATTTACGAATTAAAAATTGCTGAAAATTTCAGTGAGTTCATAGGTGAAAATGTTGATGATGACAATATGAGTTTTGATGATACACAAGATATTGTTGATACTTATATTGATGCTGTTGAAACAGAGCTTGATAAAAACAAAATTAAAAATCAAGTTCGCGAATTAATGATTGAAGCACAAGCGCTTGAGGTTGCATGATTAATTTTAATAAACTTCGTTATAAAAACTTTCTTTCTTCTGGAAATACATTTACTGAAATTAACTTAAATGAATATAAAACGACATTAGTAGTAGGAGGTAATGGTGCAGGCAAATCCACAATGCTTGATGCTTTGTCTTTTAGTCTTTTTGGTAAGCCACACAGAAATATTAATAAACCTCAATTGGTCAATTCAATCAATGGCAAGGGTTGTGTGGTCGAGGTTGAGTTTTCTATTGGACAAGGCCAATTCAAAATAATTCGTGGTATTAAACCACAGATATTTGAGATCTGGAAAAATGGCACGATGATTAATCAATCGTCTCATTCAAAGGAATATCAAAAAATTCTAGAATCAAATATTTTAAAATTAAATCATAAATCGTTTCATCAAGTTGTTGTATTAGGTTCTTCATCTTTTATTCCATTTATGCAGTTATCTGCTTGGGTACGAAGAGAAGTAATTGAAGATCTACTTGATATTAACGTATTCTCGAAAATGAATATTCTTTTAAGAGAAAAATCAAATATTTTAAAACAACGATTATCTGACATTGAACACACACAAGAAATAAACAAAACAAAAATAGAAACACAAAACAAATATATTCGCGATATTACAGCTCTTACAAATGAAAGTAGGAACCAATATGAACTTAAGATACATGCATCGCAGAATCTCATCGATGAACTACAGGCTAAGAATAGTGAGCTTAGCGTCGGACTCGATGAATCTGTATCAGAAGCCGATGAAAGGCTACGATCTTTACAGGATAGGAAACAGGACCTACTCCTCCGAAGTCAAGATAGGCAGACGCGTCTCGGCGACATCGGCAAGCGGATCACCTTTTTCGAAGAGAATGAGACGTGTCCCGTATGCGACCAAGCCATTTCAGACGGCCATAAACATGAGATTTTACAGTCAACTAAAGAATCTCAGGATCGGGGGAAGGCAGCGCTCAAGCAAATCGGAGTTGAAGGCCAAGGCGTGGAATCGGAGATTAAAGAACAGACTAGCGTACTTTCAACGCTTCGAGATAGGGTACATCAACTCACTACCAACTCGCAAGAGATTTCGAAACTCCAACGCGATATCGTAGAATACCAAAAGTTTTTAGATAAAGAAGTCTCAGTAGATTTAGATAAAGCTAAACTTGAGTTAGTTGAACATCAAGAAGCAAAATCTGAATTACTAGAAGAAAAATTAAAACTATCTGAACAATTTAATTATAATACAGTAATTAATGAAATGTTAAAAGATACAGGCATCAAGACAAAAATTATCAAACAGTATTTGCCTGTTATGAATCAGCTAATCAATAAGTATCTACAAGTTTTAGACTTCTTTGTGCATTTTAATCTTGACGAATCATTTCAAGAAACAATTCGCTCTCGCCATCGCGATGAATTTACATATGCATCATTTTCAGAAGGAGAAAAACAAAGGATTGACTTGGCTCTTTTATTTACATGGCGACAGATTGCTAAAATGAAAAACTCTGTTGCAACAAATCTTCTAGTTCTTGACGAAACATTTGATTCTAGTTTAGATCATGAAGGAATTGAAAATCTATTAAAGATTTTACATACACTTGACAATGACACTAACGTATTTGTTATATCACATAAAGGCGAAGTACTTGATGGAAAATTTAATACTAAAATTGAATTTAAAAAAGAAAAGAATTTTAGTAAAATGGTTGCTTAACTATGTACAATGCTATGTACATGTGGTATAATAACTACTATATTAATAATGAGGTATATGATGGAACTATCTAATAACACACTAAATATCTTGAGAAATTTCTCTGGTATTAATCAAAACCTTCTTATCAAAGAAGGCAACACAATCAAAACAATTTCAGAGGCAAAAAATGTTCTAGCTACCGCAGTTGTAGAAGAACAATTCCCACAACCATTTGGCATCTATGATTTGAATGAATTTATTGGTGTACTTGGTTTGGTTGATGGTCCTCGACTACAATTTGAAGATGAGTCAGTCACTGTTGGTGATTCGACTGGTCGTTCAAAAGTTAGATACTTCTTCTCTCCCGAAGAAACTCTAACGACTCCACAGAAAGATATTAATATGCCTGAGGCAGAAGTCAAGTTTACTCTTGATTCTGACACTTTGAATAAAGTAAAGAAAGCTGCTTCTACTTTAGGTCATAGCGAAGTATCTGTCTCAGTAAAAGATGGCTCATTATGTCTATCTGTGGTTGAATCCCAAAACTCAACATCGAATGCATTTTCAATTGATATTGATGGTGAGTTTTCTACACCTAACTTTAGTTTTGTTATCAACATCAATAATATCAAGATAATTCCTGGTGATTATAGTGTTGAACTAAGCTCAAAGTTTATTTCGCGATTCATACACAAAGAGTTGAACGTTCAATATTGGATCGCACTCGAAAAAACATCTACCTTCGGAGGTTAATTATAACATGGCAGATAAAGAACAAGTAGATCAACTTATGGATCTAGGTAATAAAGTTGCTCGTAGCACAATCGCAGTTGTCGATGCTATTACGCAACGTGGAGGCTTTAAAGGTGAAGAGTTGTCTACTATTGGTACTCTTCGCGACCAAGCTGTTCAAATGGTACAAGCTGTAGAAACAATGCAAGCTGATGCCGAATTTGAAGACGACGATGAAGAAGAGGAAGCAGCATAAACATTTACATTTGGCTTAATATGTGGTATAATTATTTTTTGTTATGGAGCTTTTGTAAATGTCTAATGACTTCCTTTGGGTCGAGAAATATCGTCCCTCTAAAATAGAAGATTGTATTCTTCCTACTAATTTGAAGAATACCTTTCTCAAGATTGTAGAATCTGGTGAATTGCCTAATATGCTTTTTACTGGTTCTGCAGGTCTTGGTAAAACAACTGTTGCTCGTGCACTATGTAATGAACTTGATCTCGATCATATCCTCATTAATGGTTCAGAAGAAGGTAATATTGATACTCTTCGTACGAAGATCAAACAATTTGCGAGCACTGTTTCATTGCAGGGTGGCTACAAAGTAGTCATCCTCGATGAGGCCGATTACCTCAATCCTCAATCGACACAACCAGCTCTTCGTGGATTTATTGAAGAGTTCTCAAATAATTGTCGATTTATTCTAACATGCAACTTTAAAAATAGAATCATTGAGCCATTGCATTCTCGTTGTGGTGTATATGAGTTCAATACTTCTAAAAAAGATATGGTTCAATTGTGCGGCGAATTTATGGATCGTGCAGCTAACATACTTTATAAAGAAGAAATATCATTCGATAGTAAAGTCCTTGCTGAACTAATCATGAAATATACTCCTGATTGGCGTCGTGTTCTTAACGAATTGCAAAGATCTGGAATTGCAAGTGGTCGTATCGATAGTAGTGTTCTAATAAACATATCTGATCAAAATTATGACGAGCTTTTTCTTCACTTGAAAAATAAAGATTTTAAAAAGATGAGATCTTGGGTAGTCAATAATATAGATACAGATGCTGCAGCAATTTTTCGGTCAATTTATGATCGTATGGTTGATAAGGTTGCAGCTCAATCAATTCCACAGCTAGTTCTTATTCTTGCTGATTATCAATATAAAAATGCATTTGTTGCAGATCACGAACTCAACATAGTTGCATGTCTTACGGAGGTGATGGCTAATGTACAATTCAATTAAACTTACTATTTACACACAAAACGATTGTGGTTATTGCCATCAACTTAAAAGAAAACTAGATAGTTGGGGATACAACTTTGATGAAATCAACATTAGTTACCAAATAGAAAGAAAGGTTTTTCTTAAAGAACTTAATTTGCGTACAGTTCCACAACTTTTCTGGAATGGCAAACATGTAGGACCAACTAATAATGACACTCTTGGTTTTACAAAAGAAATGCTTGAGGCTGAATTAAATTATGACGACTATATTGGAGGAGTAGAGAACTTTGCTTAGATGGATACTTAATGGTGACGATGATATAGTGTATGACGCTGTG